GAGGTGTGGCTGGCCCCCAGCCTGGGCTATTTGCCCGTGCGCATTTTGTGGACACAGGCCAATGGTGACGTGGTCGACCAGCAGCTCGCCCGCCATTCACCCCTGCCGCTGACACCTTGAAAAGTCGGGCAATGCCCCCACCACTGCACAACATCTCCAAATCTCGTCAAGCCGCACACCGGCGCGTCGATAAGATGGATACTGAGCTGGCGTGTGACACACGCAGCTTCTCCGCAACGAACACCCAGGATGCCACGCCATGAACATGCTCTACGACTCCGAATCGTTCGCCGTGGTCCACATCCACGCCAACGCACCGCAAGCCGGTGAAACCGCCGCCAACGACGAGCCGCTCATGCCCCGCCACGGGTTTGAAATCGTGGACAAACGCTCGGGCAAAGAGGTGTACCTCGACGGCTCCTGGGCCGAGATGTTCCAGATGCAAATCAACGCCTGGCAACAAAACACCCCTTCGCAAGAAGAGGTGGAAGACACCTTGGAAGGCTACGCCGGGCTGGCCCAAATGCCGGTGGTGGTGCACTGAACACTGGCTGCTTGCGCCCAAAAAAAAAGCCGACTGAAAGGTCGGCTTTTTTTCGTCTGCCCGAACGGGCGGCAGGGCTCACTCTTCCAGGAGGCGCCCCAGGATGCATGGGATGCGCTGTGATCTCTGACACCTACTTTGCCGACATCGCCACCGACTATGCCAACGCTGTTGTCTCAGGAAAAATCGTAGCGTGCAAATGGCACCGCCTGGCTTGTGCCCGGCACTTGAAAGACCTGGGCCGCATTGGTTCGGATGGGTTCCCGTATGTGTGGAATCCGGTCTTGCAGAACGTGCGCGGCCTGAACTTCCGGCCTGCAGAGCGGGTCTGCAAGTTTGCGCAGCTCATGCCGCACATCAAGGGCGACTGGGCGGCCAAGGGCCAGCTGATCATTCTGGAGCCGTGGCAGATCTTCATCCTCACCAGCATCTTCGGATGGGTGAGTGTCAAGACTGGCAAGCGCCGGTTTCGTGTGGCCGATGTGATCGTGCCGCGCAAGAATGCCAAGTCCACGCTGGCTGCCGTGATCGGCCTGTACATGCTGGGCCCGGATGAAGAGTTCGGCGCAGAGATTTATTCGGGTGCCACATCGCAAGATCAGGCGATGGAAGTGTTCAGGCCTGCGCTGTTGATGGCTAAGGCCACACCGCGCTTGTGCCAGAAATACGGCATCGCGGCCAATGCCTCCAACCTGTCGATCCTGGAAAACAACTCCAAGTTCGAGCCGGTGATTGGCAAGCCCGGCGACGGTGCATCACCCAGTTGCGCGATCGTGGACGAATACCACGAACACGCCACGTCTGACCTGTACGACACCATGCAGACCGGCATGGGCGCCCGCAGCCAGCCGCTGATTCTGGTGATCACCACAGCCGGTGCGGACATTTCGAAGCCCTGCTACCTCCACCAGGTAGAGCTGCAGAAGATTCTGGAAGGCGTAGTTGAGAACGACCAACGCTTCGGCATCATCTTCACGATGGATGACGATGACGACTGGACATCCGAAGCGGCGCTGATCAAGGCCAACCCCAACTTCGGTGTTTCGGTGGACATTGAGTTCCTGAGCATCCAGCAGCGTGATGCGCTGGCAGATCCGCGCAAGCAGAACGTCTTTAAGACCAAGCACTTGAACATCTGGGTGGCGGCTGCATCGCCCTGGCTGAACCTGCACAACCTGCAGCAAGCCGGTGACAGCACGCTCACCATCCACGCCATGAAGTGGGATGGCAGCAAGATCGGGCTCGACCTGGCCAGCAAACAAGATATTGCCAGCGCTGTGACTCTAACCTGGATCGGTGAAGGCGAGGAGCGTCACTACTACGCGTTTTCTAAGAACTATGTGCCGGATGCCGCGCTGGAAAAACCAGAAAACGCGCATTACCAGGCATGGGTCAATGCGGGCCACCTGATTGCCACACCGGGCAACATGATCTCACTGACCCAGATCGAAGAAGAAGTGCTGGAGATCACCCAGCAGATCGGCACGAAAGAAGTGGCCAAAGACCCGTGGGGTGGTCACCAGATGGGTGCCAACTTGGCAGAGGCCGGGCTCACCGTGGTGGACATACCGCAGCAGGTGCGATACCTCAGCGACCCGATGAAAGAGATTGCGGCCCTGGTGGACTCTGGCCGCTTCCACCATGACGGCAACCCCTGTTACGTCTGGATGATGAGCAATGTAGAAGTGAAAGAAGACCGTAACGAGAACATTTTCCCGCGCAAGTCCAGGGCATCCAACAAGATTGATGCGGCCCTTGGGACCATCGTGGCCATGAACCGGGCACTCGCCCCACCGGAAGAAGAACCTTCCTCATTTTGGGAAACCAGCTAGTGAAATTCCTAGATCGACTCTTTGGGCGCAAAGCGGCCCAGCTCACCTACGATCAGGTGGCAGACCTGATCGATGGCCGAGGCGGTCGGTCAGTGGCTGGCGTCATGGTCACCGAAAAAACCGCGCTGCAAACCTCCACCGTGCTGTCCTGCGTCAAGGTCATATCGGAAGGCTGTGCAACGCCAAAGCTCAAGGTATTCCGTGAGCTGAAGGATGGCAAGCGCGAGCTGGCCACCAATATCCCGGAATACCGGCTGCTATCTCGCCGCCCCAACGAATGGCAAACCTCATTCGAGTGGCGGCAAATGATGACGCTGCACGCCTGCCTGGCTGGCTATGGCCTGTCCATCAAGGTCAAGACCGACAACAACCGGTTGACCGAGTTCATTCCGATATCGCCCGGCAACTGGAGCGTGCGCCGCGTCAGTCGGTATGACCTGATCTACACCTGCTGGGACGAGTTCGGCAAGATCGGCGACTTCACCTCTGACCAGGTCTTCCTGCTCAAAGGCATGCAGATGGACTGGACCAAGCCGCTCAGCCCAGTCAGCCTGGCCCGCACCGCCATTGGCCTGGCCATGGCCACCGAAAACAGCCAGGCCTCCATGCATGCCAACAGCTTGCGCCCCAGCGGCATGTATTCAGTTGAAGGTAGCCTGTCGCAAGAGCAACACGAGCGCCTCGCTACCTACCTGGAAAAGAAAGCAGGACCGGCCAAAACCGGTATCCCTTTGATCCTCGACCGAGCTGCCAAGTGGGTCAGTAACACCATGACCGGTGTCGATGCGCAGCACGTTGAAACCCGTCGCCTGCAGATCGAGGAGGTCTGCCGCAGCTGGGGTGTCTTCCCCATCATGATCGGCCACTCTGACAAGAGCGCCACCTTCGCCAGCTCCGAGGCCTTCTTCGCGGCCCACCTGATCCACACCTTGTCGCCCTGGCACACCCGCTGGACGCAGGGACTGGACGAATTCGTGCTCGATGGCAACGGCCCGCTGTTTGCCGAGTTCGATACCCGCTACATGCGGGCCGGTTCCATGAAAGACCGCAGCCAGTGGGCTCGCACCATGGTCGAAACCGGCATCTACACCCGCAACGAGGCGCGTGAAGAGGAAGGCAAAGACCCGTTACCAGGCCTGGACGTACCGCTCACCCCCATGAACATGACCAACGGCTCCACCACACAAGGAACCACCAATGAAGACTCTACCGATCCCGCAGCAGCAGCCTGACCGCAAGGCCTCACCGTCTCCCGCCCTGGCACAGAAGTCCCCAGTGCGCACGCCCATGCAACTGGAGCGCAAGAGCCGCCCCGCTGCCGCTGGCCAGCGTGAAACCCGATCCTTCTCCCTCAGCCTCAAAGCTGTTGGTACGGACGGAACCGTCGAAGGCTATGGCTCTGTATTCGGCGTGCGTGACAACTACGACGATGTCATTGCGGCCGGGGCCTTCCTGGAAAGCCTCAAGGCCCACAAAGCCGCTGGCACCATGCCCGCCATGCTCTGGCAGCATGAAGCAGACGACCCGATCGGCATCTGGACCGAGATGGCCGAAGACTCTACAGGCCTGCGCATCAAAGGCCAGCTGTGCCTGGAAACGTCTCAGGGCAAAGAGGCCTATGCCCTGCTCAAGATGGGCGCGATCAACGGCCTGTCCATCGGCTTCATGTCGGTGCCTGGCACATCCGTTTACAAAGATGACGGTGTGCGCGTACTCAACCAAATCGACCTGTGGGAAGTATCCCTGGTCACCTTCCCGGCCAATGAATCGGCACGGGTAACCAATGTGAAGTCGTCCAACGAACTGGCGACCCCCAAAGATGCCGAGCGAATCCTGCGTGATGCCGGATTCAGCAAAGCCGATGCGACGGCCCTGGTGTCGCGTGTCATGCGGATGGGAGAAGAGCGGAGTGATTCCGTCGATTCGACCGCCAAAGCCCTCAAGTCAGCCAACCGTTGGCTTGACTCCCTGTCCTCCAATTAATCACCACCTGAAAGAACCACCATGAAAAACTCTCTGACCATGCTGGCCGTGATGGCTGCCCACTTCGCAGCCTTCCAAGCCAAAGCCGAAACCTTCGCAGTCTATGAAAAACGCGAAGACCCCTCCATCAAATCCGTGGCCGATGCGCTCGACAAGATCGCCACCGCATTTGACGAGTACAAGAAAACCAACGATGCCCGCATCGAAGCCATCAAGGCTGGCAAGGGCACTGCCGAGCTGGATGCCAAGCTGGCCCGCATGGACGAGCACATCGACTCCATCAACGAAGCCAAGAGCAAGCTCGAAAAGCTCGAAGCCAAGCTGGCCCGCCCTGGTGCCATGCACGGTGACCGCGAGCAGCGCGAATCCGCCGAAGCCATTGCCTATAAAAACGCCTTCTTCGACTGGGTGCGTGCACCTGGTGACCAAGAGCGCCAACAGCGTGCCAGCCAAGCACAGAAGGCACTCGAAGCCAAGCAATCCGCAGAGCACCGCGAGACCCGCGCCGTACAAACCATCACCAGCACCGGCTCTGCAGGTGGATTTGCACTGCCTGAAGTGCTGGAACGCACCATTGCCCGCTTGTCGGTTGATATCTCCCCCATTCGCCAGCTCGCCATGGTGCGCACCGTGGGCAGTTCCGACTACAAAGAACTGTTCGACGTGAACGGTGCAGGTTTTGAGTGGTTGGGTGAAGGCGACGTCCGCAACCAGACCAATACCCCTGACATGGCTGAGATCGCCCCCACTTTCGGCATGGCCAGCGCCAAGCCGCAAGCCACTGAAGAGTCGCTTGACGACCTCTTCTTTGACGTGGAAGGCTGGCTGATCGACAGCGCAGTCGAAGCCATGGCACAGGGCGAGGGCGCTGCCTTCATCAGCGGTAACGGCACCAAGAAGCCCACCGGCATCCTAGCTGGCCCTGCACCGTTGAACACGGTTGACAGCGCCCGCGCATTCGGCACGCTGCAATACATCGCCTCGGGCGGTGCAGCCGCCATGCCCACCAGCGCTGATGTGTTCTTGGACGTCATCTACAGCCTGCGTGCACGCTATCGCCGCAATTCCGTCTGGCTCACCAACAAGCTGGTGCTGGCTTCCATGCGCAAGTACAAAGATTCGCAAAACCAGTACCTGTGGCAGCCCTCCCTGATCGCCAGCCAGCCTGCTACCTTCCTGGGTTACGGCGTGGTGGAAGCGGAAGACATGCCAGCTGTCGCCGCCAATGCCTTCCCTCTGGCTTTTGGTGACTTCAAAGAAGGCTACCTCATCGCTGACCGCGTGGGCATGCGCATGACTCGCGATGAAATCACCTCACCCGGTTTCGTCAAGTACTACATCCGCAAACGCGTCGGAGGCAAGCTGCGCAACACACAGGCCATCAAACTTCTGAAGATCGCTGCAGCCTAACTTTCATTCACCTCCCAAGCGCCCCTTGAGCACTGTTTCAAGGGGCGTTTTTACTGGAGCAAAGCATGTTTCTCAAAGTCAAAAAATCATTCAAGTGGGCGCACCGCCATGTGGAAGTGAAAGAGCACAACCTGGGCGACGTGATCGACACCGAAGACGAAGACCTCATTCGTGTGGCCACTGAAGAAGGCTGGGTGTCCAAGGTCAAAGAACCTAAACCATCTGAAGGCCTCAAGGAAGAAGCCGACCCGGCTGGCCCTGCTGCCGATCCGGCCGCTGAGTAAATCCCTTCCCCCGCAAATTGCTGCGCAATGCGCTGCACCCCCGTAGCGCATTTCACAGAAATTTTCAGGAGCACACACCATGGCAACCGGCGACATCAAATGGTTTCAGCAAGGCCTGCTGGACCTCGGCAACAAAATCCACAATCTCAGCGCCGACGTACTGCAGCTGGGCATAGTCAAGGTGTTACCGCCACCATCAGCCAGTCGTCGGCCAACACCATCACCTGCAATGTGGCAGGGGCAGCGGCAGTGGGCGTGGCAGCGCAGATCAGCACCAGGCTCAAAGCCACTGTGGCAGCGGCCAGCGCGGTGGGTGAAACCGCTGCAACCGGTCTGCGCCTGGCAGCCCTGACGGGTGACAGTGCAGCCATTGGCCTGTTGGCGCAGTTGCACCGCATCTTTGGAATGACGGCAGGCAACGCAGTGGCCAACGGTGTGGCATTCACTCCGCGCAGTAGCAGCGATGTGCTACCCGGCGCATTGGCAGGCGATCGCCCTGATGTCGACACCACCAGGGCTGGACAGTATGGAGACGACAGACCGGTGCAAGCAGGTGCATCTCGCCGCCCACGGATTGCAAGGACAACACGGTAACCCCGACAGAACACCATGGCACTCAAACTCATCACTCCAGCCACCGAGCTGGCCGTCAGCCTGGTAGAAGCCAAGGCGCACCTGCATGTGGACGCGCCGGATGACGACACCCTCATCACCGCACTCATCATTGCTGCCACCGAGCTGGCCGAGCAGGCCACCGGTCGCGCCATCATGCCGCAGACTTGGGAGCTAACGCTTGATGCCTTCCCGGATGCGTTCGAGCTCACCCGTGTGCCCGCAGTCAGCATCACCAGCCTTAAGTACTGGGACGCTGCAGGTGTGCAGCAGACCCTGGGCACTGCCCTGTACACCTTGGACAATACCGACGACTTTGCCAGCGCCTATGTGGTGCCGGTGTACAGCGGCGTGTGGCCCGACACCCGGGCCCAGATCAACGCCGTGGCCTTGCGTTACGTGGCGGGCTATGCCGCTGCGGCCAACGTGCCCGACAGCCTCAAGGCCTGGATCAAGCTGCAGGTGGGTGCCATGTATGAAACCCGTGAGGCTGAAGGCACGGTGCAGACATATGCACTTGGCTATGCCGACCGGCTGCTGGACCGCTACCGGGTGTACCAGTGATGTTGCACGGCTCAACCTTTAAACACCGCGTCACGCTGCTGGTCAAGAGCGTCACGCTCGACCCCAACTATGGCACCGAGGTGGTCACCTGGACCACCTTTGCCAGCCGCATTTCAGCCAATGTGCAAGACGTGCTTCCCAGCCGTTCCGAAAGCACCCGCAATGGCACCAAGATTGCCACCCGCCCATCGCGCGTGCGCATCCGCTACCGGTCTGGCGTCACGTCCGACATGCGCCTGGTAGTGCATGGTGCTGCGGGTGACCGTACCCTGCAGATCATGAGCGGCCCCGCCGAGCTGGGCCATCGCGATGGTTGGGAAATGATCGCGGAAGAGTTTTCCACCATGGGGTCCAACGTCTGATGGCTACCGAGCAATACAAAAATATAAAAGGCGGTGCCGAGCTGCAAGCCTTTCTTGATCAGTTACCCGCCAAGATGGAGGCCAACATCATGCGCTCTGCCATGCGCCAGGGGGCCAACGTCATTCGTGATGAGATCAAACAAAACGTGCCAGTGTCCAGTGGCGACCTGCGTGACAGCATCAAGGTAAGCAGCGGCAGCCGCAACGGCGTGGTCAAGGCTACCGTGCGCGTGGGTAACCGCAAGGCCTGGTATGCACACTTGATTGAGTACACAGGCGCAGCCGCCCACACCATTTCGGCCAAAGGCAAAGGCATGCTGTCCTTTGGCGGATTTTTCGGCAAGTCGGTGCAGCACCCAGGCATGAAAGCCAAACCCTTTATACGCCCCGCGCTAGACAGCCGCGCCAACGATGCCATTGCGGCTGTAGGCGACCAAGTGCGCAAGCGACTAACCAAAGAAGGGCTCAACAACGCCCCCGCCATTGAAGTTGATGACCAATAGAAAGTTAAGACCATGACAACACCTTGGAAGATTACCCCCATCTGGGCCGGTGAGACCATCGCCATCCTGGGCGCGGGCCCTGACATGACGCCCGAGCTGGCCGAGACCGCACGCGGCCACAAAACCGTTGCCGTCAACCGCGCCATCCGGTTTGCCCCATGGGCGGACCTGTTCGTGGCGCTTGATCCGCACCACCCGTTTTGGGAAGAGGCTGACGGCCTGGGCTTCAAAGGCCGGCGCGTGTGCGGTGTCGAATGTGATCTGGACGCCCTCTACGCTGGCATGTTTTATGAGACCGTTGCCATGCCCGATGGTGGCACCATCCAGATCCGCAACAACGCGCTGGCCGCCATTCGCATTGCCGCGCTGTTGGGTGCCGCCAAAATCATTCTGCTGGGGTTTGACCCTGAGCGCTATGAAGAAGTGCACGCCCACACCGGCTTCACTGGCTTATCGGCTGGCTTGGTACAAATCACCGCCGAGCTGCAGGCCAAAGGCATTGTGGTCGAGCGTGTGGACTCTGCCATGCAATACCCCGGCACCCGTGCGCCCCGCCGTGGCGAGCGGGTTGACCCTGCCACCTTTCCCGTGGTCAAGGCAGGGGCTCGGTAATGCCCGACGTCACTGTCATCGTCCACCTGCTCAAGGCCCATACCCCATTGACAGCCGTGGTGCCTGCCGCCCGCATCATGGGTGGGGAGATTCCTCAGGGAACCCCGGTGCCCGCCATTTCAGTCAGCCATGTGTCTGCCAAATGGAGCAAGGAAATCTCGGCACAAAGCCGCGATTGCACAGCCCGTGTGCAAGTGACAGTCAAGGCCGCCACCTACCCCCAGCAAAAGCAGCTCCTGTCGCTGGTTCGCGCGGCCGTGCCCCGCATGCGCGGCACCGTCGCCGGCGTGGTGGTGGACAGCATCACGCGCGAGGACGACGGCCCAGACTTCAGAGATGACGACGCAGGCATTTACCTGCAGACACAAGATTTTTTTGTCAAGTACGTTGAATAGATATTGAGCAGACCACCGCCACCCAACAACGGAACCAGCCCAGTGCTGGTTTTTTTGTGCCCGAAAGGGTTTTTTTGACGCCCGCTTTCGGGCAACCCACTCCACTGAAAGGAAATCATCATGACAGCACATGCCACCGTCGCGTCGATCACGGATACCGTGTTCGCTATCAGCGCAGGCCTTCCCGCTACATACGATGCGGCAGGCTACGGCGCCACCACCATCACCTACACCGTCATTGGCAAAGTGTCGGAGTTCCCCATGTATGGCGCCAAGCGCCCGGTTAACAAGTTCCAGCCTATTGCCGGTGCGGTCGAAAAGACTAAGGGCTCGCCAGACTATGGCTCTGGCGACTTGAAGATGGGCGATATTCCAGCCGACCCCGGACAAGTGATCCTCAAAGCAGCGGACGCCAGCCCGAACCACTACAGCCTGAAGATCACCTATGCCGACGGCGAAATCCACTACCTGGACGTGCTTGTTTCGTCCTGGCAGATCTCTGGTGGCAAAGAAGGCGACCCGCTGATCCGCACAGCCACGCTGGACCTGTGCAAGGCCCCCGTGGTCGTCGCAGCCGTTTACCCCGGGCCCCAGTGCCCACCCAGGTACTGGCCCGGCT